TGGGGGTAATGTACGTCATGGACGGGTGCGACATGCGTGCGTGGAATTGCGAGGAAATTGACGCATCGACCCGTCGCGCGGGGATGTTCGTATTGCAACATACCTCACATACGGTGTGGCTGCGCGACGGCCGCGCGGGACTAACGTGGGGTACGTCACATAGGTCACATAGGTCCTCCGAAAGTCGAGGAAACACGAGGGTGGACAGCCGCGGGGAGTTACGTTGGGTATGTCACATAGGTCACATAGGTTCGGGTCGCCGGACCGCTCTGGACCGCTGATGTAGGGGATGTGACATAAGTCATGTAGGTTGTCGAAAGTCGAGGAAATTGAGCCCAGTTCAGTGAGGGAGGTTACATTGGTCATGAAGAAATCGGTCGTCGTTGCACCACCCACCCGGCCGCGTGATGCACGTGGTCGACTCCTCCCCGCGAAGGAGGTCGTCGCGTTCAAGAAGACCGCATTGGCGGACGTGTTCGCGACGCTCGATGCCGCTGACGCGCCACCGGTTGAAGTCGTGCCCCCACAAGACGCCACCTGCGTCGCTGCGTCCCCGCAGTCTGGGCACCGCTACTTCCCGTGTGGTGCGCCAGCGGTCGCGATCAACGAGAACCAGGACCATGTCCGTGGCGCACGGTGCTACGCGCATGCGGTCGTGGGGGTGAAGGAGTACGGGGAACGCGTCCTCGTCACGACACACCCCACGCTCCAGGCACTGCAGGACGCGATTACAGGGTGACCCTATGCCAGTGAACACGGCTCGAACGGACTACGCGGAGATGACCACCCGGTGGTCGCGATTGCGCGACTGCTACGATGGCCGGGACGCCATCCTCAAAGCGGGGAACCGGTACGTCCCCGATCTGCCAGGGACGGATGCGACAGGGAACAAGGCGTACCGCGAACGCGGGAACTTCTACAACGCGGTGATGCGCACCGTGCAGGGGATGAATGGGGCGATCTTCCAGAAGGTCCCCGAGGTCGAGTTCCCCGAAGCGCTCAAGGACCTGCTCGACGACATCACGCTGACCAACGTGCCGTTCGAGATGTTCGCGGTGGACGCCGGTCGTGAGGTCATGCTCGTCGGACGGTACGGCATCCTCATCGACTTCCCCGCGCGAGAGCAGGCCACCACCAAGCGGCCGTACATGGTGGGGTACCTCGCGGAGGACATCATCAACTGGCGCACCACGCGGTACGACGGCGATGAAGAGCTGTCCTTCGTCGTGTTGCGCGAACGCGTGGAGCAGCCGAACGACAAGGACCCGTTCATCAACGACTGCATCACGCAGTTCCGGGTGGTCGAGCTGAAGAACGGCGTGTGCGTGCAGCAGCTGTACCGCGAACTGCAGCTGAACTCGGGGCAGTTCGTGCCGTACGAGAACGAGATGACACTCCAGCGACGCGGGGTCTCGCTGACCTTCGTGCCGTTCGTGTTCATCGGCGCGACGCACGCGTCCCCCGAGCTGGAGCGTCCGCCTCTGCTCGATCTCGCGGACGTGAACCTGGGCCACTGGCGCAACAGCGTGGACCACGAGTACGGGTTGCACCTGGTCGCGCTCCCGACCCCGTGGGTCGCGGGGAACAAAGCGGCCGGGGGTGCGCCGATGAAGATCGGACCCAGCGTGGTGTGGGAGCTGGACGTGCAAGGCTCCGCGGGCATGCTGGAGTTCGCGGGCACGGGACTCGGCTCGTTGATGAGCGCGATGGACGACAAGAAGAAGCAGATGGCGAGCATCGGGGCACGGCTCCTCGAAGACGCCACCGTCGCGGAGACCGCCACCGCGGTGAAGATGCGGCACGCCGGGGAGACCGCGTCCCTCAAGTCCGTCGCCGGGTCGCTGGAGATCGGCTTCACCATGGCGCTGCAGATCCTCGCGTGGTGGGCAGGCACGGAGGACGTGCCGCACTCGGTCGAAGCGGAGGTCGAACTCAACAAGGAGTACCTCAACGTCAAGGCCACCAGCGCCGAGATCCAGGTCGCGCTCACCGCACTGCAGGCCGGAGAGATCAGCTTCGAGACGTGGTGGAACGTGCTCACCACCGGTGGCTGGGGTCGTGAAGGCATCGACGCCGAAGCCGAGCGCGAGCAGATCGCGAAGGAGGAGAAGCTGGAGGAGCCGGACGACGACGAACTCCCCGAACCCGGTGATGGCGAACCCGAATCCCCGGAGATTGATCCGGTGACGGGTCTGCCGAAGAAAGGCGTGATGCCCGCGCAGCTCGCGCCGATGGCCGCGAAGATGAAGACCGCGGCCGCAGGAGACGACGCGCTCTAACACACACACCCAGGAGAGGACAAGGACACCATGGCCGACGAACCCAGCACCACCCTCAAGCCGCAGCACACCGTCCAGATCGTGATGGACAACGAAGGTCACGTGAGCGTCTCCGGTCCGCTGGAGAACAAGGTGCTCATGTACGGCCTGCTCGAACTCGCGAAGGAAGTCGTGGTCGCGTACAACACGAACAAGGCACGGGAGAAGGCCGAGGCGGATGCCCGCGCGTACGCCACCGGGCAGACGCACGAACCCCCCGCTCCTCCCGAGCCGACGCACCAGGTCACGCGGACGTTGCCGTTCGGACGGAACGCGTCGTGACCAGGTTCAAAGGTCCGGTCTTCCCGTCACACCGCGACATGGGTCCGGGTGGCGGGATGTACAAGGTCTGGCCTGCGGGACACCAGGGGATGGCGCAACGGCTGCGTCATCTCCGCCACCAGATCCAGCCGATCCTCGACTCGAAGGACCCCGAGGTCATGGCGACGGCCGCTCGCATGATCGCCGCGGTGAAGGACGAACCGAACCCGGAGTTCAGCGCATTGCACTTGGCTGGCGCAGCCATTGATGCAGCGCGGGAGAGACAACAGACCTGGTCAGACGCGATGAATTTCATCCTCGACGAATACGATCGTCGCCAAGCCGCGGAGCACGCCACGTTTACGCTTGACTCCCGCGGCCGTCCGATTCTTCCTCCAGACGAGGAGCCGCATGGCGCGACATCCTAGCACGTACGTCCCGATCCTCACCGCAGCGGACCGCTTCGAGCCACGTCTCCGACGGGACGTGGTCGCGGCGACGTTGCGGCTGCGGACGAAGGTGTCCGTGCGGGAGCTCGCGTCGTTGATCGAGGCGAAGGACTCGCGTCGAGCCGTCGCCTACATTCGGTCGCTGGACATCCGGTCTATCATGGCCGGAGCCACCGGTCCCGTGACCGAGGCGTTCATGTACGGGGGGAAGGTCGGCGCGACACGCGTGAAGCCACGACGCAAGGTGACCCGTGGCTGAGAAGAAGGTCACGTACCGCTTCGACGGGGACTTGCCCGATGCGGTCAAAGCCGCGAAGGCACGAGCCGCGAAGATGGTGACGGAGGTCTCGAAGGAGACGGAGCGGGCGATCCGCAACGCCATCGCGACGGCCATCCGCAACGGCACACCCCCGCTCGAAGCCGCCAAGACCATCCGCGACCTCATCGGTCTCACCAGTGCGCAGGCACAAGCGGTGCTGACATTCCGGGAGCAGCTGAAGAAGCAGGGTCTCAAGCCAGACAAGATCGACAAGGCCGTGGAGAAGTACAGCGATCGGCTGCTGAAGGAACGCGCGGAGCGCATCGCGCGGACCGAGATCATGGACGCGCTCAACGCTGGGCAGCAAGCCGCGTGGGAGCAAGCGCAAGCACAAGGTCTGCTCTCCGCGAACGCCACGAAGGAGTGGATCGTCACCCCGGACGACCTGCTCTGCCCGGAGTGTGAAGCGATGGACGGCAAGCGCGTCCCGTTGGACGAAGACTTCGAAGACGGCGATCCCCCGCTGCATCCGAGTTGCCGATGCACCATGGGAATCGGGGCACCATGAACGGAGGTCTTATGCGACGACTGTGTGTAATGGCGTTGGTGCTGGTGCTGGGGATGACCGTGTCGGCGCAGATGCCGGTGCGGTCCTACGAGACCTTGACGGTGGGTGCAGCCGCGGTGGGGTTGGCGGCAGCGACGATCACGGTCAATGGGCAGCAGATGCAGACGTGCTCCGGCCGCTTGGAGACGGCACAGATCCGCATGGGCTACGTGGACGTGCTGCTCCCGACGGATGCGGTGGGGACGCCTGCGGAAGTCGGGGACATGGTCACCATCACCGGGTTCGACAACATCAAGCGGTGGCGAGGCATTCGCACCGGGTCCAGTGGAACGATCACGTTCTACTGTGCGGGGTCCTGATGCGTACCCGTCTGGCACTCCTCGTTGCGGTGTTCCTCGCGTGGAGCGGCATCGCGTTCGCGCAGACCACGGTGACCCCGGCGTCGTGCGTGAACGGAGCGGGCGACGCGTGTGGGTCGGTCCGGTTCCCGGCCGGGAGCTACATCAACTTCGGCGCGACCAAGGGCACGAGCGGTTACGGTCTGCGTGACAACTCCGGGACGATCCAGTTCAAGAACTCCGGTGATGTGTGGACCGACATCTCGGTCGCCGCGGGAGCGACCTACTGGACGCGCACCGGGTCGGAGCTGTTCACCGGGACGTCTGGTGACACGTTGGTACTCGGCTCTGCGGGCACGCGGTCGCCGATCATGCCGATGGGTGCGGGAGTCATCGCCTTGCGGGACGGGGTGGTGGCGCAGGAGTTCCGCGTCTACACCACGTACGCAGGTGCGGCAACGGACTACGAGTACGCGTCCCTCAAGGGAGCGGCCGGGTCTATCACCCTCAGCGCAGCGACCCTCGGCACGGGGACGGACAACGTCGACGTGGTCTTACTCCCCGCAGGAGCGGGTGGTGTGAAGGTCGGTGCCACGGCCACACAGGACACGCTGGTCTTTCAGCCGAACACGAGTGGGACGCGGTTCGTCGGGACGTTCACCCCGGATGATTTGACCGCGGCACGCACGTACACGTTGCCGAATGCCAGCGGGACGGTGCTTATCGCCATGTACGCTGGGATGTACCAGTACGGCAATGGCACGGCTCTCGCCATCGGGACCAACGCCGAGTACTACGCGTTGTCGTTGATGTCCACCGGCTTGCTCCAGGGATGGACGTACATTGCCGGAGTCGGTGGGGGTCCTGGTGCGACGATCACGGGGGTGGCGTCAGCAGACGGTGGAGCGAAGATCACCGTGAGCGCGACGGGGACGTGGGTTGCGGGACAACCCGCGACCATCCATGGGACCACAGACTACGACGGAGCGTACCTCATCACGACGGGTGGTACGGGGTCGTTCGTCTTGACCAAGGCCTACACGCAGAACCGGACGGGCATCGCCCGCGGAGCGGTGGCGTTGAAGGCGAGCGCGGGTAGTGCGGGCACGTACGAGATCGGGTTTACGTCGTCCGCGAGTTCAGCCGCGAGCAAGACGTTTCATGTCGAATTGTGGAAGAACACCACGGCACAGGACCACGTCGCTGGTAAAGCGCAGACCTCGGTGAATAGTACGTACCGCACGCTCGCGGGCGTAGGCCATGTCGCCATCGCGGACGGCGACGTGATCTGGATCGCGTGTTATAACGACACGGACGCGTCGAACCTGACATTCGAATTCATCAACGTTGTCGTGAAGCGGATCGGATCGTAGGCACGCCATGAGGACAGTGGCGTTCGGCAACCCGCAATGAGGAGTACGCACAGATGGCACTGAGCCCAATCGTCGACACGCTGGAGCAGATTCCCGAAGCGCTACGAGCGCACTACGTCGCCAAGGACGGCAAGTACGTCCTCGAACTCACGGCTGCTCCCGCGGGGTTCGTCCCCGCAGTGGACCTCGCCACCGCGAACGGCAAGGTGGTGGAGTTCCGCGACAACAACGTGCGGCTGATGAAGGAAGTCGAGGAGCTGCGACCGCTCAAGGCGACCATCGAGAAGTTCACCGGCATCGACCCGGACGCAGCGAAAGCGGCCATCGCGAAGGTGGCGACGCTCGGTGCCGCCGGGGTGCAGAGGCCGGACGACATCGCGGTCATGATCAAGACCGCGGTGGATGCCGCGAACAAGCCGATCGCCGACGCACTCGCAGCCGCGAATGCGGCCACGCAAGCCGCGTCGAAGCGAGCGGACGACGCGACCTTGCGGGAGTCGGTCATCGCGAAGTTCGTCAAGGCCGGAGGCAAGGCGAAGGCCAGCGACTTCACCATCGGCAAGGCACTGGAAGTCTTCGAGGTGAAGGAAGGCCGCGTGGTCGCGAAGCCGAACCAGTTCTCCGCCGAGAAGCCGGGGAACCCGCTCGACATTGACGAGTGGTTGCTCCAGCACGCACGCGAGTACGACTTCGCATTTGAACCATCGAAGGGTGGCGGTGCCGCTCCAGCCGGTGGGTCTGGCGGAGGCGCAGGACTGAAGCCGGGTCAGACGGTCCTCAAGGACCCCACACCGCAGCAGCTCGGTGAGAATGCCGCGGCCATCTCCAAGGGGACGGTGAAAGTGGAGTACAGCCAGACGACGTAGCACGAACCTCGACCCAACGTAGGGGAGCCGTGGTCCAGCGGACTGCGGCTCCCGGCATCCCTCCTGTGGAGAGACTGCCCGGTTCCGGTGGAACTGCTGAAGCAACGGACATCACGTAACTGTTTCAGGAGTACACACCATGGCAGGAGCTCTCGTCACCACGAACATCCTGGGCACCGTTGTCGCGATGGGTCTGAACACCCTCCGCGAGCAGCTCGCCCTGGTCCACATCGCGAACCGCGACTACGAGCAGCAGATCGTTGCTGCGAAGAAGATGGCCGTCGTCAACATCGCGGTCCCCGCTGCCGTTGCGACGCGTGCGGTCTCCCCCGACGTCATTCCCCCGGCCGTCGCCGCGGTGACCCCGACCTCGATCCCCGTCCAGCTGACCGAATGGCGCGAGGCTCCGTTCGCGATGGACGACAAGGGTCTGTCGCAGGTCGACCGTGGCATCCTCCCGATGCAGGCACAGGAGGCGGTCAAGTCCCTCGCGAACTACATCGAGGACTTCCTGTGGACGAAGACCGTGGGCATCAACGGCTACGCGGGCACGGCTGGCGTGACCCCGTTCGCCACGGATCTCAGCGCGTACCTCACGGCTCGCAAGATTGCCAACAAGCAGTTGATGCCGATGGATCCGCGCTTCATGATCATCAACGAAGACGCCGAAGCGAACGCGCTCGGTCTGCGTGCGTTCCAGGACGCGTCCTTCCGCGGTGACACGGCCGGGATCATCAACGGCCAGATCGGCAAGAAGCTCGGCGCGAACTGGATCATGTCCAACCGCGTGCCGCGGCACACCTCGGGTACGTACACCACGGGCACCACGGTGACCGGCGTCAACGCCATCGGCGTGACCACCATCGCGCTGTCGGGTGGCGCGACCGGGACGCTGATCGCGGGCGACATCATCGGCATCGGCAACTACACCTACAGCGTGGTGAGCTCGGCCGGTGCGGGGACGCCGTCGAGCGTGGTCATCGCGGCTCCGGGTCTCATCGTCGCGACGGCCGGTGCCGAAGCGATCGTGAAGAAGAGCTCGGTCGCCACGTCGTACGCGAAGAATCTGCTCATCCACCGCGACTGCCTGGCGTTCGCGATGGCTCCGCTTCTGGACACCGTGCAGGTGCCCGGTGGCTCGCTCACCCAGGTCGCGGTCGACGAGGTCAGCGGTCTCTCGCTGCGCCTCGAAGTCACGCGCCAGCACAAGCAGGTGCAGTGGTCGTTCGACGCGCTGTTCGGCGGATCGCTCGTGCGGCCGTCGCATGGCGTCTGGATCGCTGGCGAGTAGCCGGGGTCCACGGCCATGGCTGTGTCAGCATTGGTGGTGACGGCTGGATCTGCGAGTGCCAACGCGTACTGCACGCGGGCATTCGCAGACCAGTACCACGCGGACCGACCGGCTGTCGGGACGACGTGGGCAGCTGCGTCCAATGACCAGAAGGACGCGGCGATCCTGTGGGCGACGCAGCTCTTGGATCGCGCGTGGAGCTGGAACGGGTACGCAACTGACGGAACGCAAGCGCTGCTATGGCCGCGAGGCGGGATGCTGCTGCCGAGTGGGTGGGGGTACGAAGACCTCCACACCATCCCGGTGGAGCTGCAACGCGCCACGGCCGAGTACGCGCGACAACTCCTCGCGAGTGACCTCGCGGGGAACTCCGACATCGAAACGTTGGGCATCACGGCACTGACCGCGGGACCGGTCTCCTTGTCGTTCAAGGAATCGGTCTTCGCGAAGCCGGTGCCCGACACCGTCGTGCTGCTGATCCCAGCAGGGTGGGGCTACGTGCGAGGACGGAGCACCGGCGTGCGGGAGTTGCAGCGAGCGTAGTCAATTCGGAACTGTGAGACTGGTAATCCCAGCCGCAGGAGGGTGCCATGCAGGACAGCAGAATGAATCCGCAGGGGAGCGGGGGTCTCAAGAGCCACTACATCGATGGCGAGATCCTCGTCTTCACGGACAAGGACGGGACGGAACTCTGGCGTGTCGACGTGCCGAACAAGACGGTCACGTACGCCAGCGGTGCGACCGTCAACTTCGCGGCCGGGTCGGCGATGCAGCAGGCTGGAGTCGAGGTCCTCGCGGACGTGGGACTCGCGGCGAGCGCGACCTACGCGAAGACGGACTCGGGGACGAAGACGTTGATGGCTGCGCACGCGACGAAGGACCGCGGGGTCCTGGTCGTGGTCGAAGTCACCGAAGTGTTCGCCACCGGGACGGGCACGCAGCCGACGCTCAAGATCGGCGAGACGAGCACGGTCGAGAAGTGCGTCTCGGCCGCGTCGATGGTGGACAAGGCCGTCGGCTCGTACTGCTACGGCTTCACCAACACGGCGACCAAGGCCATCCTCGCGACCCTCACGGCCGCGGCTGGCAACGCCACGGGAGCGGCTCGGATCAGCATCATCGTGTTGCCGAGTTCGTAAGAAGCGAGGGATACCATGGGTCTCATGGACACGGTCCGGTCTGCGGTGGCGCTGGCGAATTCGTTGACGGCGGATCTGCAGGCCGACGTGACCCACGAGGTCTTCCAGCACGCGGATGGCGCAGGTACGGGGGACTACCTCAAGGTAACCCGGCCTGCGCTCGTCACGCGCAAGCAGAAGATGGTCCGCTCATCGAGCGGGGAGATGGTCCTGAGCGGAGCCCAGGTCACATTCCTCGACGCGAGTGTGGTGGTCAACGAGTTCGATCGGGTCATCCTCCCGGACGGGACCGGGGGTCCGATCTTGGCGACGGATGGCTTCGTGGATTCGGGCACGGGTCATCCGATCTTGACGCAGGTGTACCTTGGCTAGAGAACTCCAAGGACTCGCCGCGATGCTCGGGAAGCTGGCGAAGCTGAAGAAGATGTCGCCGGACGTGTTCGCGCGTGCGATGTACCAGGAGAGCCAGATCGAAGCGACGGAGTGCAAGAAGAACACGCCGGTGTTGACCGGCAACCTCCGCGCGACGATCCACGTTGAAGGACCGTTCCGTGAGGGACGCCGGATCTGGTGCACGATCGTGGCCGGTGAAGGCGGACCTGGTGGTGAAGTGGCGGAGTACGCGCTCTATGTGCACGAAGACATGGAGGCGTTCCACAAGGTCGGCGGACCGAAGTACATCGAGTGGACGCTCAACGCGAGCGCACCGTACATGGGCGAGCGGATCGCCAAGCGGATCGATCTGAACAAGGCACTGTGATGACACCATCGAACCCGCTGAACGACATGGTCACGGTCATCGAAGCACGGTCCACGTTCCGCTACGGGACCACGCTCTTCAAGGGCACGAAGGCGAAGATCCCCGCGGGGAAGGGACCGTTCGTCGTGTTGATCCGCACCGGGGGATTGACCGACGAAGGCACCCACAATCTCTCCAGGGATACCGTCGCGTACGAACGGCCGTCGGTGCAGGTCAGCTGCATCGCGGAGTCCGGGGATGTCGCTGAGGAGACGGCAGTGGCGATGGCCACGCTGCTCGGCGGGATCTGTGAAGAGAAGATCAACGGGACGTACTGGCGATCGTGTTCGGTCGCGCAACCACCGTTCGATGCGGGACCGGACTCACTGGGTCGTGGCGCAGCGACGTTCAAGTTCAACGTCGACTGCGTCAAGCGTCTGTCACCAGCTACAAGCTAGGAAGGGAATGATCGCATGGCAGCTAACACGTTGGTCTCGAAGCTGACACTGCTCGTCTCGTCGCTCCTGCAGAACACCGTCGGTGTGGCTCCTGTCATCGCGACCGCGGAAGCGTCGCCGATGGTCGCGCTCGCCAACGGGGTCGCTGCGGACCAGGCGGACTTGCTGTTCAGCAACACGGTCACGCTCAGCGCGAGCGCGACGCTGGACTACGACCTCGCCGGAGCCGCGATGTTGGACATCTTCGGGGTGGCGGTGGCGTTCGCACGCATCAAGGCGATCGTCATCATCGCAGCCGCGGGGAACACCAACGACGTCGTGCTCGGGGGAGCCGCGGC